CATCTTGTCCTGTTATTGAGTATTTTTTACCTGGAAAATCAAACGCACAACGAACAAAGGCGTTAGCTAATTCAAATGCTTTTGCGAAATCAGGGGTTCCTTTATTGTTATCAGATCCATATTTACCTGCATAACAATCTACATCAACACTTGCTAACCAAAGAGGTGCACCATTTACATTTTCTGCGGTTGCTGAATTTAATAATATAACAGCAAAAGGAAGTGTTGCATTTGAAGGTAGCCTTGTTGCTATTCCTGTTCCAACAATATCGGATATTAAAGTTTGGTCTAGAGCCCAAGTTCTAAACAGTACTTCTGAATCTGGTAAATTAATTGCCATTAGAAAGGTATGTCCCAATTATTCATATTATTCTTTTCATAAATATCTTTAAATGGATTAGTCCTAAATTTTCCTCCAAGAGCTGCACTCATGTTGTATTTTGGTGCCTCATGGTATATTTCGTATAACGCTCTTCTAACCATAGCACCTTTATTGGTGTTCTTCTTTGACCTATCGAATGGACCTCTACCATCGTTATTATAAAAACCACCAAAGTAAGTATCTCCTTCAGGTCTAGGGCCTGTGACGCTTCTTAAGAATTGGAATCTTCTAGGAATAGGTAGCAGTGCGTCCATATATCCTGTTTCTTTATTGAAGCCATTGTTTATACCAAACTCTACAACCCAAGGATAAGGAACATTAGGATCAGGCATAGGTTTAACATTACCAATTTTAATGTAATAATCTCCTGTGTCTTTTTTAGAATTAGACCTTGTTTTCCTCATGGCAAGAGAATTTATTAATCTATCACTATCACGAGGAGTTTTTTCTCCTATTTTTTGAAAAATATATTCTGCTAAATATTCAGCTCTGTTTTCAGCTTGCATGTTCATTCTATCGAAATTAGCAATCATTCGAGTAGAGACAGTTCCTGGTCTTAACTTTTTAACCATTCTATCTAAAGTAATCGTTGCATTAGCTCCTACAACAGACCTAAGAGAACGAGATCCAACATTTCCGAAAAAAGTAGTTCCTGATGGAATAACACCTATAACTTTACCTGCAACTTTACCACCAGCTCTTCGTACAGCTCTTTCTCCTATACCTGCTACTTGAAATCTGTCTGTATTTTTTTCTATAGTGTTCTTAAGAGCGTTGAAGTCTCCAATAGCTCTACCAAGTGCCAAGTTATATCTGTTTAGTTTTCCTAATACAGGAAGAGGAAGAACGCTTTGTGCATCTTCTAACGCAACAGAGAGTGTGTAAATAAAGTTTCTTGTATCGTTAAGATCTCTTGGTAGACCATAGTTATTTATTTCAGAGTCTGTATAAATTAAATACCTATTCATAGCTCTATGAGTTTTTGTTAATCTAAAACTTCTTAGAGATCTACCTATAATTTGTTGTTTTACTTTAGGAGCTGCCATTAGTAACCACTCTGAACTATTAATTGTTTATAAAAAGAATTACCAAATCTATCTTTAACATTTTTTACACCAATGATATTCCATTTTTTGGAATCGTATATGATTCTGTCTTTTGTTGTTACATCGGTAACAGCAGGAATAGTGATTCTTAATGTTATTAAATTTTGTAATAAACCATCAGTGTTTTCTTCTGTAGTGTCTCCTGAAAAAACTACTCTTGCTTGAACATTTGAAGAACTTGATGAGAATGCAGTACTAATGTTTCCTCTATCATCAAGTGTTTCGGTTCCTGAAAGTCTTTCTATGTCAATTGATTCGTTTAATAAAGCTGTTGTTAATTGTGGCATAAATTAATTATAACATTAAGGAATACCCCAAATAAAGAAAATAGTCGGTGTCCTGATAAAACCTTCACTTGCGTGAAACTTTAAACACCGACCACTTTCAAATCAGATAGTATATTAATACTAGCCGAATACTTGTTGGTTCTCTACTGTTGAGGACATATTGTCTAAATCTTTTTTAAGATTTAAAAGTCCTTCATCGTAAGCTTTTTTCTTCCAATCCCCTAAAAGATTAAGTTCAGCTCTTCTTTGCATATCATTTTCTATAGAGTTGGCTTTAACAAATCTATTTTTCCATTTTGAATATGCTTTACCATAATGAATACAGTTGTATTGAAGTCCTGTACTTGTTTTTCTTGACCTGTGAAAAAAACTTGCAGGTAGTATTCCTGCTTCTTTATATATAGAACACTTTTTTTCTTCTACAGTTACTTCAGGAGTGTTTCTTTTATTGTAGTAATACTGAACTTGTTTTATGTCACACTCTTTGCATTTAAGCATAAGTTTATCTCTTCCAAATTTTGATTTATAAAATTTTGATACAGGCAATACTGTCTCGCAAGAATTACACATTTTAGTAGTAGGAAAGTAAGCATTCTGATAAGCTAATTTCAAAGCTCTGTTTACTTGTCTCCTAAGTTCATCATTTTCATTCATCCACTTTTCTAATGTTCTTATTCCAAAGTTTGGTATATGAGTAAATAATCCTGCGTTTAATACTCCATTACTGTTTTCACAAGCAGCAATAACTTTACCGAATAGCTCATGATCAAAAGCTTTAACTTTTGGAAGACCGAATCTAAGTCTAAACTGTCTAACTCTCTCTCTTGAAACGCCCCATTCATTACCCCATTCTGTATTGCTTTTGGATGGTTCTTGTTGCAAAAAACTTACTATTTGGTCTTTTGTTAATTTTTTTGGTGTGTATGTTTTACTTTCCAAATTTGTTCTCCTCTATTAGTATTAAAAAGTTTAACATATCCTTGCACAATTGCAAATTTTATGTTTATAATTAAGTATCAGATAGAAAAAGGAGATATTTTGGTAGAGATACCTTATGTCGATACTGCACCTGCTTTTGAGGATGAGATAATCCACAAAGGAGAGTTTATGATACATGTGAGGTGGAACCCTTATATGAGCTCTCACGAAGCAGATGTGTTCAAAGTTAAATCTGTAGGTACTAAACAAAGTTATGCTTTGATCGGTACAGGGGCAGGTAAGTCTAAAAAACTAGCTTTGGCAGACGCAGAAATGCTTATTATAGACTAACTATCAAAAACAAAGGAGAATATGATAGCTGAATGTATGCTATTTTTAGCAAGTTTTTCGCCACCCCTAGTAGGCACAGAAACTGATTTTATCAATAAACATTTAGAATGTAGGGAAGAAATCCCTCAAAAAATGAAACAATATTCAAGTCTTTATCTTCAACACTTTGACTTCGAAAATATAGACACAGCAGTAAGAATTGGGTGGTGCGAAAGCAGGGGAAAAGATACTGCATATCGTGATGACAATTCCGATTCAGGCGTTATGCAATTTGTTCCTTGGACTTGGAATTGGGTTGCTGAGGAGTATGATCTACCTAGGTGGAATGAGTGGGTAATCCTGTATCATGGGCAACCATATACAGGTCCCACTTCCAAAACAGATTTTGGTTTTGAATTCAAAAAAGTACAATTCTCTCCTTATTACAACATTTTATTTGCCTCTATACTTGCCGAAGACATCTATGGTAAAACTCAATGGAGAGATTGGTCTTCAAGCGAGTGGTGTTGGTCTGATGTAATTGAATGGGAGAAGAAATGGAAAAAAGAAGAAAACATGTAACCTTTTTTACTTTGGAGTGGTCTAATTAGTATGATTGAATTTCCAAATAAAAAATATAAAATAATTTACGCTGATCCACCATGGTCTTATGATGATCCCTCTAAAAACAGAGGCGGTGCTGTAAGACATTATCCTACAATGTCTATTGATGATATTTGTAATTTACCTGTAAAAGATATAGCTGATGATGACTGTATCTTGTTTTTATGGACAACATTTCCTAAATTAATAGAAACAATACCTTTATTCGAAGCGTGGGGTTTCACATATAAAACAAATGGTTTTACATGGATAAAAAAGAACAAAGTATCTACTGATACAAATTTTTGGGGAATGGGTAGGTGGACTAGATCTAATGCAGAAATATGTTTGATTGGTGTTAAAGGTAAACCTAAAAGATTAAGTGCAGGAGTTCATAGTGTTATAGAAAGTCCTATTGAAAGACATTCAAAGAAACCTGACATAGTTAGAGAAAAAATAATAGAACTTGTCGGAGACCTTCCTCGAATAGAACTATTCGCAAGAAATAGTACTGAAGGTTGGGATACATGGGGTAATGAGTCATGAAAATAGGTAGTTTATTTAGTGGTATTGGTGGTCTTGATTTAGGAATAGAAAGAGGTCTATCTGATTTTGGTGCTGAGACTGTATGGCAAGTAGAGTTTGATGAGTACTGTTGTTCTGTTTTAGAAAAAAGATTTCCAAGATCACAAGTTATTAACAAAGATATTAATGAAGTTAAGTTTGAAGAGTTGGAACCTATCGATATGCTTATTGGTGGATTCCCTTGTCAGAGTTTTAGTTACGCAGGTAACAGGAAAGGAATGAGTGAAGAAGATGAACGAGGAATGTTATGGTATCAGTTCGAAAGAGCCATTAGCGTACTTAGACCAAAATGGGTTGTGGCAGAAAATGTCAGAGGACTCCTCACAGCCAAAGACGACCAAGGAAACAAAGGAGGAGCTTTCGCAAGAGTTGTTTCTTTCCTTTCCGACAGCGGGTATAGTGTTGAATGGCAAGTTGTATCAGCAGCCTCGGTTAATGCCTCGCACCTTAGAGAAAGAATATTCATCGTGGGAAACTCCGAACACTATGGATTACTTGAAACCGAGAACAGGGGAAGCTTTGGAGAACGCTCTTTATCGTGGAGACAAATCCAAGAAGAGCAAGAGAAAAAGCACAGGGAACTTGAGAGAGAATCCCAAATTGTGGTCAACACCAAGAGCGAGTCAGGCCTCGAAGCCAATAAACAAACAAGCTCCATCAGTGAAAGCAGGGAAACATGGATCGACTCTAGAGCAGGACATGGGGGAGAGAAACCCGAAACTTATTGGGAAAAGATTGAACAGCCAATGGGTATCACTACTTATGGGTTTCCCCGCGGATTGGCAGGAGATTTAGGATTACCTAACTATTGGGGTTATAGCAACGACAATATGTGGAGAACTCCAACCTTAGCTGATTCAAAAAATGACGCTTTGAAACACGCGACAAAACTACTTCAAGGAAAAGACAAAAGAAGCTCAGGACAAAGAATACAGGTTGCTTTAGCTGACCAAGTAGCAATATCTGAGATTATAGAAAATCCTGAATTGTTTGAACAATACAAAGATCATTTAATGGTAAGAAGAGATAATTTGCCTACTCAAAAAGAGTTTGTTGATTACTTGAGAACTGTTACTTCAGCAAAGCAATTATTTGATAGCACTGAAGGTATAAAGAAATCTACTATTGAACATTGGTTTAGAAGAGATACTTCAGGTTTCAGTTATCCAAGTATTGAAGATTGGGAAAAAATAAAACCTTACTTGAGTCCTTTAAAGTTTGATAAAGAACTTACAGAAGTTACTGACATTGAATGGAAAAGAGATAAGTGGCAAACACCATTAGTTTCTAGCAGTAGACCAAGCACAGCTAGGATAGAAAAAGGAATAAATCCAAAAGGTCAACTTTCAGAAAACCCTGGAGTCTATACAGAAGAATATCTTATAGAGCCTTGGGAAACTGTTCCAAGAACAGTAGAAAACGAAGAAGACAGGATTAATAAGATCAAAGCACTAGGAAATGCAGTAGTTCCTGCTTGTGCTGAATTTGTTGGTATTTGCATTGCGAATTCTATAAAGTTCGGTATACTTGTGTTTGACAGTCTATATGAAAGAGAGAACAAGAAATGAACAGATTAGAGCGTAGAGCTGCGAAGTCAAAAAAGAAACACAGATATCAGGGGCTAAGTAAGACACAAGTCCTACACCCAGGTGTCATAGATAGATAAATGAAAATAAAAATTATCTTGAACAGTGGTGGAGAATTTGTAGATATACATTTCATAGATCCACCTATTCACATTCCAATGGATGTAGAAATAGTTCACGAAGATGATATGAAAACAGAGGAAGAATAAATGATTAGTTCATTAATAATTGTTATGGGCATGAGTACTTGGGGTCAAATGGCTATGGAAATGAGCATGCTCGCAGACATAATGCACAATATGGGAAACCAACAAGAGATAGTTTACAACTATTGGTGTGATGGTGTTAGGTGTGATGACTTAGAACAACACCAAGCATTTACAGGTCAAGTAGAAGATTGTACTACAGAAGAAGAGGAGAATGGATCATGTGGTTTTGGATTACAGCACCCTTAGATATTAAAATTATGGAATTAGCTAGGTCTACAAGTAAAATCATAGATAAAATATCTAGTTGGTTTATTGTTCGCTTGGATTACTATGTGGAAGCTAAAGAGTGGGAAGTGGAACAAAGAAACCACTCTTTTCCTGAAGAATGGTTTGAAGAAGAATGAATAAACAAGAATGGAAATTAGTTACAAAAAGACTTGAACAACTCGGAGGAAAATATCCACCAAAAGGATTAGCAGGTAGTACGACTGATGAAGAACTTCTATTGTTTATTCAGAATGACAAGAATAAGAATGAAAATTAAAATAATTGTTTCTAATTCTAGTGATGATTAAAACTGTACTTTTCTTTTAGCTGCTTTACTTGCTTTTTCTCTCATTGATGGAGAAACCTTAGAAGGATCAGTATTCCAATCAATCCCAACAGTTCCATATAAATTAACTCTACTGCTAATTTGTCTCTTAGAGATTGCTTTACATTTCTCACATTTGATTTTTGGTTCATCGTGTATTGAGTGTTGTACTTCGAATACATGTTCACATTTAGAACACTTGTAGTCGTAGCGAGCCATTACTTCTCGAAAGATTTACAGATTTTTAAGTAAAGATTTACTAAATCATCTGCGTCTTGTACTAAGTTAATTCCTTTAATTCTCATGTAATTAAATTGTTTTAGTACTGCTTCCTTGAATTGCTCGTCATCAATTAATTCGTTGACAGCATCTTCACGCTTTGTCCCATCAGGGAATTTTAATTCGCTCATTAGTCTAGTATACCTGCGGAAGTGAAGTATTGCCTCTTATATTTACTTAGGACTTTTCTATCAGCATCTTGTAAAATATCTGCATTAAGTTGATCTAATACTGATTCATAGGTTACCTGGTAATCTCCAATGCCTTCATTTCTTACTAATTGAAACTTACTGTCTGTTGTATTATCTGCTTGATTAGTGTTTACAGTTCCTGTACTTTGTTGTGAAGATAAAGATAAAGCTGAAACAATGAGTCTACCTGTAGCTCTTGCACAAACATATTTCAAATCGCTAGGAACATCTTCTGCTGAAGCTTCACTATCTGAATAACCTGCTGTATAGACTACTGTAATGTTTTGTAATCTAACTGCTGACCATTTATTCTTACCAACTTTTCTTAATCTTCCAATATTTGAGTAAAGAACATAGTCATTAGAGTTTCCCTCAGATAATGTAGTTCCATCTTCTGTAACAGAGGTTACTGATACTACAGGGGATCGACTTAGAAATAAGTCTTCGGTTTTGTCGCCATCAAACTTTTCAGTGATACTTGCTGTGTAGTTTGGGTTGTATCCAACGAAGTTTGCAATAGCGTCTTCCACAGTCGGGATTAATAAATTTGTGACTGTGGATTCGTCAGTAGAGCCTAAATCTACACCAAGTACTTTCTCGACATCAGATACTGTACATAGTGCCATTTAGGACCTACTTATCTTCTGTATCTTTTGGTTTTACAGCTTTATTTTCTACTTTTTTCTTTGGAGCAGCTTTTTTCTTAGCAGGGGCTTTTTTCTTTTCTCCCCAACCTTGCTCTTTAAGCCATGCTGTAGGATATTCTTTACCTGCTTTAGCAATTAAAGAAGCACCTGATTTAGGAAGATCAGCAAAGTCTCCTTCCCAAATTTTTCCATCGCTTAATTTCCAAATACTTTTTTTTGGTTTCATAAAATCTGACATAATTTTCCTTTTTTTAAAAATTGATTTAGTTCGTAAGGGGCAGGGTTACTACCCCTTACTGAAACTAATTAACAACTATTCCTTAGAATGCTGTTATTTTGTGGAAAGCAGCTTGTCTGTAAACAGGGAAGCCGACTCTCATTGTTGCTCTAATAGCTAATTGATTTTTAACAAAGAAATCGCTATGGCTATCTGAGATTGCCAAATCGATTCCATTTCTCATCACAACTTGAGCAGCATCGCCACCACCGAACTTACCAACAAGAACAGTGTTCTCTGGTATAGCTGTGGTTGCAACAACTTTAAGTCCCCAAATGGATGCAACAGGTGCGTTGCCCATAGCTCCTGAAGCTATGAAAAGAGGTACATTAGCTGCATATCCTGCAGTAGCATCTCCAGCAAATCCTGTTAAGTCTGTTACGACTGCATTCCAATCATTTGGGTGCATAACAATTGCGTCTGGCTCTACGAAAGCATTTACACGAATATCGGTAATTGCTCCATAAAGTGCTCCAATTCTACCTAAGTTTCCTGAGTAGGAACCGAAAGCAGTTGAGCCAACGCTGGCTTTTCCAGCGTCTAATAATCCTTCTAAGTTAGGTGCAGTACCATCTCCAGCGAGAAGTTGGCTGTCCAAACGAAGTTTGATCATTGTTTGTAATCTTGAGTTTATGTATCCTTGAATACCAGAAACATCTGACAATAGTTCATCAGTTACAGGCAAGAAAACGCCCATTTTTCTGATGGATTCTGATTGCTCAGTGAAGGCTAATGCACCTTCTCCTACAGTCGCACCTTCAGCAGCTTCTGCTGCGTTGTTTGTGAATGTAGTTTCTTCAAGATAGCTATAAGCATTTTGGTCTGTTTCGATTTGATCGAAAAGACTAATAACGCTATTAGGGTCTCTTAAAGCAGATTCCAATATACCAGGTGCTCTTAGAACCTCTGGTGGATATCCTGTTGTGGTTAAAGTAGTTTTGTATTCTAGTGGGCTAAAAGTAGCTTTAGAATCAATACCCTTTACGCCATTGCTCTTGTAGTTCTTGTAAGCGTCTGTGTTAACAAACTGACTTCCAAGATCCATTGGAGCAACTTTTTCCGATTGATAGGCTTGTTCTGCAGGCTCTGAGTCTATTTCCATAGCTTTCTCATTTTTTGCCTGAGCAGATTTAAGATTTACTTCTTCTACAAGACCAGCAAGTTCTTCATTTCTTTTGGAAATTGCCTCTTTTTGATCAGAGGTGTACTTGCCATTTTCGTCTGCAGCTTCGAAGAGTTCTTTCATTTCTACTCTTTTAGCAGCAAGCTTTTCTCGGAGATCTTTAATATCTGACACGATATTCTCCTTTTTATCTAGCTTAATTTTTTATTCGTCTATTTCTTGTTCAGCTATAAGGGATTCTGTCATTTGAACTTGAGCTTGAAGTATAACTTCATCAATTGAATCGTCTACTTCTTCCTCAGTTGCATCTTCGGAAACTTCTTCTTCTTCAGCTACTTCAACTTCAACTTCTGCTTCTTCAATTTCTACATCTTCTGTAATTTCCTCAGATACTTCTTCGGAGACTACTTCAGTTGCTTCTTCTTCAGTAACAGGAGCTTCTTCTTCTATAGCTTCAATTTCATCAGTGACTTCAGGTACTTTACCCACTTGAGATATAACTTCATCAAGTTCTTCCCAAGCGTCATTCAAATCATCTTGAACCGCTCTTAATGCTGTTGTCGCTTCTTTTGACAATTTCCTACCATCCTTTTCTCTCAAGATACCAATAGCTTTGGTTCTTGAAATTAAGTCATCTAATGCTGCAAGCACATCTTTGACTTCTTCAGAGAAACGCTTTCCTGTCATGCTGGATTCGTTCTTTGAAACTTCTAAATCTTTTTCTTTATCTTTGGCACACTTGCCACTATCGCCATAATCACAAGAGCCATACTTTTCTTCAGTAACTACTGCATGTTTTTCACAGTTGCAATTACAGGAAGACTCTTCTGAAGCCTCTTCTCCACCTTTGGAGTTGTTGCTAATCATTTCCTCGTATGAGTCATGAGTTGCACATGGCATATAAACTTCTTTACCATCCATTTCATGAATGTGTGTACCAGAACAACCTAGTTCCTCTGCTCTTTTTTCAGCATCTTCTTGGTTGTCAAAAACATCTTGGTCTAAAGCAACTTTCTCTTCAGTTACTTCGCCTTTTGCTTCGTATACTGTATCTTCGCCTGTTTTGATTGCGAGTGTATAGGTCTCTTGGTTTGCACCAACTAAGACAGGGGATACTTCGTATACTGTGAGGTCTTTAAGGAATCGAGCTTGTGTTTCGGAATCGTCTTTTTGTAATTTTCCTACTTCTGAGTCATTGACTCTAAATCCGAATGACCACTGTTGCAAGTCGCCCATTGATTTAACAAGATTGTATGCTTCTTTTCCTGCTTCTGTGTCCATGAAGAATGAACCTTTGAATACTGCGGAATCTTCTTTTTCTTCTATGACTCCTTTACCTATTGGTTGATCCCACTTGTGAGCAAAAACCATAGGAACTTGATTGTTAGCAAATCCTGATTTGACAGCACCTGGGACTACTACATCTCCATCACTATCTACATTGTTGTAAACTGAAAAAACAGCTTCAACTGAACCTTTCTCTTCTCCATCTTCTTTGATGGAGAGATCAAAACTTTTGATTTCTTTATCCATTAACCTATACCTCTTCTTTATATTAATACTGTTAACTTGACAGTATCAACTTAATTGTCTGTACTATTTAGTTTAACACTTTGATCTACGATCTGTTCAGCTTTCTTCTTTCGAGCATCGTCTTTCTTTTTTTGCTCGTTAACTATTTTTTTCATCGCTGATACTCCAGACTTAGTAACTCCGCCCCACTTCATAACCGCAATGGTTCCATTGAGTCGGGTGTTACCTTGATGTCTGCTCATAAACGCTTCTCTTCTTTTTACCCACGATAGTACTGAGGCACTTCGGTCTCCTGCTTTGTATTTAGTCCAATTTCTAAAAGCGTCATTTCCTGTGAAAGAAGTAGGTGGATTACCTCCATTACCTGCTCTTCTCCATATCTTAGGATAATTTTCTTTTAGATTTTTTATGTAAGCGTAATCAGGGAACTGTCTGAAGTCTGAATTACTTAGACTGAGCTTTTGATTGTCGCCTGCATTCGGAAAATTTGTTAGGTCTTTTGGTGCTTTGTCATTATTTCTGAAATCAGCAATTATTCTTAATGAAGAGATAAGTTTAGTTACACTTCTATCTGTTTTTTGATGAGAACCATCTTCCATTATTGCCCAAACCATCATTGTTGCTTCTTTATCTTTCACAGAAGTTACAACACCATGAACTGTTGATGGTGGGTCAGGATCTTTATTAATTGACCAACTAACAGCATCTCC